TAATTTAGATGATAACCGCAAAATACTTAAACAACTTGATGAACAGGTGGATCAAACAATCGGTCGTTCTACGGATGAAAAAGGTATCGCTAATTCGGTATCTATTCGTAGGAACCAACAGAAGGATAGGAATCGTATCGCTGCCGAGAATGAATCCTACCAGAAAACAATTGCTCAACTTAATGAAGAACGATTCCCGTTGCAGATTGAGTTACAGAAAGCGGAGTCAGATTTTGGACCGATTAAGTATGTAGCTGAACTAATCTATGGTTCTGGTGACAAAGATATTATTGACAAGGCAGTTCGTCTTGTTATAATGTTAATTATGGTGGTGTTTGATCCTCTGGCCGTATTGTTGTTGATTGCTGCCAATATGTCTATGCAACCACAACCAAGACAACAATCGGATATTGCAGATGTATTGGATGAAACATACGAAGGATTTATGGCAAAAGAAATTGCAAATGTTTCAACAGAAATTGTTACGACCGATGAACAAACTGGAAATGTAAGTATCAGTTCGGATGAAATGTTTTCTTTAGTTGTTGAAGCCGCCAAAGAATTGAAGAAGAATCATGACGATGCGGAAAAATATGCATATCTACAACAACCATTCAAACACTTTGAGAATCTAAAACCTATGGTTGCAAAACCTGTTGAAGAAGTTGTGTTGACAGAAACGCCAAAAGAAGATAAAATACAGATACAAAAGGATAATGTTTTCATTTTAGATGAAGTTACTGGTGAAAGTATGCCAGCAATACCATCTAGAAAATTGGAACCTAAGTATGATTATGATGCGAGTTTTGCCTTTGCTGAGAAGGCAAACAATAAGATTGATGGTGGAAGTTTTTAAGGAATGAATATGAGTATATTAGACAAAATCAAAAAGAATAGTTCAATCAAAGATTCGGCTATTCTATCCAAATCAAAATTCTTCAATGCGAAGGATATGATTCCAACAGCGGTGCCAATTATCAACGTGGCACTTTCTGGTAAGTTAGACGGTGGTCTAACACCAGGTCTTACAATGTGGGCAGGTCCATCCAAACACTTTAAGACAGCTTTCAGTTTGCTGATGGCCAAATCTTACTTGGACAAATATCCAGATGCAGCACTATTATTCTATGATTCAGAGTTTGGTACTCCGCAATCTTATTTTGATTCTTTTGGTATTGACACAGACAGGGTGCTCCATACTCCTCTTACAGACATTGAACAATTAAAGTTTGACATTATGTCTCAACTCACCAACCTCGAGCGTGGTGACCATTTGATTATCGTTATTGATTCTATCGGTAACTTGGCATCTAAGAAAGAAGTTGATGATGCACTTGAAGGCAAATCAGTTGCTGATATGAGTCGTGCAAAACAAGTTAAGAGTTTGTTCCGTATGGTAACACCACATCTATCGTTGAAAGATATTCCAATGATTGTTGTTAATCATACATACAAAGAAATCGGAATGTTCCCTAAAGATATCGTTGGTGGCGGTACAGGTTCTTATTACTCTGCTGACAACATCTTTATTATTGGTCGCCAACAAGAAAAAGAAGGTACAGAAGTTGTAGGTTATAACTTCATTATCAATGTGGAGAAATCTAGATATGTCAAAGAGAAATCCAAAATCCCTGTTTCCGTTTCTTATGATGGTGGTATTAGCACTTGGTCTGGTCTACTTGACTTGGCACTTGAGTCCAAACATGTGGTCAAACCAACGAATGGCTGGTACTCTCAAGTGAACATGGAAACTGGCGAAGTAGAAGAAAAGAAATATCGTATCAAAGATACTGATACTAAAGAATTCTGGATGCCAATTCTAAAACAAAAATCATTCCGTGATTTTATTGAGGACAAATACCGTGTCTCAGCAGGTAATATTATGGAAACAGATATTGACCAGACCTTTGATGTGGCAACCATGAATGGTGCCTAATGATAGAAGGTGTAGATTATTGTTTCATCTATCCTAAAGAAGATGGAACTGCGGTACATATCAAACTACTAGAAGGTCCTTACAAAGACACTCTATTCAAATATGGCAAGGTCAAATTCAAAGAAGAAAATGACCAGGTCTATTTACTTTTTGCTTATGATGTGTTAGAATCCAATGTAGACAAGCCTCGTAAGATGGAAAAAGATACAGACTTTAAGAATTACCTAGGCAATCTATTGGTAGACATTATGTCGGGAAATTTGGAACAGGATATTATTGATGAGAGTGGAACAGACGATTCTAACGAATCTTATTTACAATGAGGAATATTTACGCAAAGTATTACCATTCCTCAAACAAGATTATTTCACAGACAGAACAGACAGAACTATCTTCAACGAAGTAGTTACGTTCACAGAAAAGTATAACAGTCTTCCTTCTTTGGAAGCATTACAAATTGCCGTTGGTGAGAAACGTAATATCACCGAAGAAGAACACCAACTTTGTATTGATAAAATTGCCGAGATTAAAACATCTAGGGACGATTCAACAAAGATGGAATGGCTGGTCGATAAGACAGAAGCCTTTTGCCAAGAAAAAGCAATCTACAATGCCGTTCTAGGTTCTATTTCTATCCTTGACGGCAAAGATAAAACAAACGATAAAGGTTCTATACCTAAAATATTATCTGATGCCTTGGCTGTATCATTTGATAATTCAGTTGGTCACGATTACTTGGAGAACTCGGATGAACGATATGAATTCTACCACAGAAAAGAAGAAAGAATTCCCTTTGACTTGGATTTCTTTAACAAGATTACAAAAGGCGGTTTACCTGCTAAGACCCTTAACATTGCTCTTGCTGGGACTGGTGTGGGTAAGTCTCTCTTTATGTGTCACGTTGCCGCTGGCTGTATGTCGATGGGCAAAAACGTATTGTATATCACGATGGAAATGGCTGAGGAAAGAATCGCCGAACGTATAGATGCGAATCTTTTGAATACTCGTTTGGATGATTTGATTGATTTACCAAAAGAGATGTATGACAAGAAGATTGCTCGTCTCCGTGAAAAGACAACAGGTAAACTAATCATCAAAGAATATCCAACCGCATCGGCTTCCTCACTACACTTCAGGACATTATTGAATGAACTTAACCTTAAAAAGAATTTTGTACCTGATATTATTTTTATTGATTACCTTAATATTTGTTGTTCAGCTCGCATTAAGGCAGCAGCCAATGTTAACTCTTATACCTACGTCAAAGCCATTGCTGAAGAATTGCGAGGTCTTGCAGTTGAATTCGGAGTACCAATTGTATCTGCAACTCAAACCACAAGATCCGGCTTTTCTAGTTCTGACCCAGGACTCGAAGACACCTCTGAGTCTTTTGGCTTGCCTGCCACAGCAGACTTGATGTTTGCTTTGATTACGTCTGAAGAACTTGAAGAACTCGGACAAATAATGGTGAAACAGTTGAAGAATAGATATTCGGATCCTGGTTTTCATAAAAGATTTACAATCGGTGTAGACCGTGCAAAGATGAAGTTATATGATGTTGAACAATCTGGTCAAGATGGCCTTGCTGATGCAGGTAATGATAAACCTCTCAACACCTTTGGTGACAGAGAGAAATCTAATAAGAACAAATTTGATGGATTCAAGGTATGAATTTAACCTTTGAAGAAGCAGTTCATTGTGCCAAGGCTTTTGAAGATTACTTTGGTAACTTTGACCGCATAGATGAATACATGCGTGACCAGAAGTTGAATTCTCTGGCCGAACTACCATCTAATCCATTGTTTCCAATCGAAGATGATTTGTTCCAAGATTTCACAATGCATCCTAAAGATATGAACTTTGAGGTGTGTGAAATTGATGGTGATACATGGACTAATCTATTGAATATTACCTCTTCACATATCAACATTGCACCTGTTGGTCGTAATGTAAAGTTGGCCGTCAAAGAAACCACTACAGGAAAGTATGTTGGTTTCATTCGTCTTGGTTCACCAGTAATCAACTGTAAACCCCGTAATGATATGTTAGGACAAGTGTTTACACAACAACCTGAGTGGGGTAAACGATTCAATGATTCTTCTATGATGGGTTTTGTGATTGTACCTGCACA